AGACCGGCCGCCTGGCGGACCATCCGCTGCAGGGTGCGCTTGGCTGGCATCTCCATCGAGGCGATGCAGAACTTTTCGCCCTGGCGCATGCCGTGGAAGGCGAGGTAGTTCAGGAGCTGGGATTTCCCATGTCCACTCCAGCCGGTCCAGATCGTGACCTCGCTGTCGCGGAAGCGGATCATGTCGCGGGACTTCTCCCAGGGCGTGGCCATACCCATGACCACCGGGTTGCGCTCGAAGAACTCGGCGCAGACCTCATCGACGAACGATTCAGCCCCTACCAGCTTCTCGGGATCGAGCGTCTTGGCCTTGGCGTAACAATCGTCGATGTCGTCGCGGGTGTAATACAGGGCATCCAGGGCTTCGTTGAAGTCCTTGCAGCCCAGGTCGAGGATTCGGCAGCGCTCACGCCCCAGGCGCTTGATTAGCTCTTCTGTCGCCTGCTTGCCTGCCTCGTCGTTGTCCATGGCAAGGTAGATCACGTCGAACCGGGAGAGTCGCGAGTATTCGTGTTCGATCCACGCCTGCTTCTCGCCCTTGCCGCCGCCGAAGGGAACCGACAGCGCCGGCCGGCCGTACTGCCAGGCGGTCATGGCGTCGATCTCGCCCTCGGTGATAGTCACTTCGCGGGCGCCGTCCGGAATCGCCTGCCAGCCGAACAGGCATGGTTCGGAGTCCTTGGAAGCGAAGATTTTCTTCTTGCCGTTCTCGCGGTCGATGCACAGGGTTTTCCAGTGGATCAGGGTGCCGTCGCGCAGGAACGGGAACACGATGTCCCGGCCCTTCTCACCGATCTTGAACGCCGCGATGGTTTCGGGCTTCAGGCCACGACCTGCCAGGTAAGCCATGACCGGCGACTCATCGACGGGGGCCTTGCACTTCGGGCGATCAGGGCGGACGTAGGCCTTCCTCGACGGCGCTTCGAGCTTTGGCTCGGTGATCCCCAGGTAGGATTTCGCCTCGGTCAGTGCGGTGCCCATGTCGCAACCACGGACAGCGCGCCACAGGTCCAGCAAGTCGCCGGTTTCACCGGTCGAGAAGTCGCACCAGACACCTGCTTTCTCGCCCTTGAGGTGAACCCCCAGGCTCTGGCCCTTCTCGCCGTTCACGCTGCCGACACGCCACTCCGAGCCCTCACGCTTGCCGCCGGGCAGCAGGTGATGCGCCACGTCGATCACGCGATCAGCGAGACGCTGGGCGATCTCCGAAGGAGTCATGCCAGCCCCCTGGAGCGCAGGTAGTCCCAGCGGTAGCCGGTTACACGGTCGAAGACCTCTTCGCTCAGGATGCGGCGCTTCTCTGGGGGCAGGTCGATATCGGCCTCATGCCAGAAATATCCGGGCAGCAGCTTTCCGTCCGGGCCGAGCCCTTTGCGGATCGGATGGACGTTCGCCGGCTGGGTGGCTTCACGCCAGTGCTCGTTCGGTCCGAAGAACGTCGCGGCCTGCTTGACGTACTCGGTGCCGACCTTGCCCTTGGCGATCATCTCGGCGGCATAGGCCTGCACGGCAGTGTCGAGGATTTCAGCGCTTACGCCTTCACGGATTCGTGCTGCCCAGGCTTTGTGGGCGGCCTTCTTGGAATTACCGCCAGCACGCTTCGGGTACTTCGCCCAGCACGCTTCGAAGGCCTGCGGATAACCGCTCGAATCCTCGCCGCCCCCGGCAGGGGGGTTGGGGGGGTTATCTTTTGGTTCTTGGTTATTTGGTTTTGGTTCTTGGTTAGTTTTCGATCCGCTTTCTTCTTGCAACCTAGAAATAACCGGCTGGGTTTTTCCTGGGTTATTTTCGGGTTCCTGTTGGCTTTCTTCCTGCTTGCGCGGACGCCCGCCTTTCCTGCCGTTTTCAGCGGCTATGGTCGCCTTTTCGCGGTACTTGGCGATCACCTCATCGCAATGCTTGTGGCTCCAGCAACCGCCTTCCTCCACGAAGAATTCGCCGAGCACAGCAGCCACTTCAGCAACGCTTGAGCGCATGCGGATGACGCGCGCGATGGATTCCGGAGTGCCCTCAAGTGCCTTCTCGCTGACGTAGTACAGGTCCAACAGGCGGCGATACGCCAGGTCTTCCAGAGGCTCCAAGTGGGCAGTGCGGAGCATGTAGTCGCCAGGATGGAACGGATAGAAGTTCATTCCTCGTCCTCCAGCGGATTGCGCATGTCTTCGCGCATCGAGGCGGCGAGGATGCAGAGATCGCTTGTGAATTGGTGGAGTTGGTCCAGGGTGATGATCACGACTTCCGTTCCCTGGCAGATGGCGATGGCGTTCTTCGCCGGGCGAAGTTCCACGGCGTTGTAAGTCAGAGTTCTAGGCTGCATACTTCACCTGTCACGACTTGATGTACCTCGCGTTTCTCGGCTGCCACCGAGCCACGCACCGACAAGGCCCTGTAGTACTGCTGCAGGGCCTTGTTCATTTCCTTCCGAACGCCAACGCTCCGTTCCGCCAGCTCTTCAGCAGCGACCGTCATGGCGGCGTAGTCTTCAGCGGTTAGGCGTTGGCGGACCATTTCAGTCCCACCCCAACGGCCCAGGCCGTTTCTTCTCGGCGCGCAGCCCAAGCTCTGCCAGCGTCTCCAGCGAGCGCAGATAGTCCGCGTTCACCACCACCGCCTGCTCAGGCACCAGCTGCAGGCCGAGATGCGCAAGCACCTTGCACCAGCGCTCGATCTCGCCTTCCTTCCAGCGGCTGACCGTGGACTCGCTCACGCCGATTGCGTCGGCAACGGTCCTCTGCCCAACGGACAAAAGCCTGCTCAAGAGCAGCGCTTCGAAGTCCCGTGCCCTTGTGTCCAGGTCAGGGCTTAATTGGTTGGCGGTCATGGTTAGGACGCCAGCTGTACAGGCATAGGTGCCGCAGGCTCAGGGAATACCTGGTCCAAATTGCAGTCAGCGCCCAAGGCGACAAGCGCCGAGACGATTTCCCTAGCCTCATTGAGGCCGGGCGTGCGCACCCCGCTCTCGTAGTTGGCGAGGCGAGATTGTTTCCAGCCGAGCTGTCGACGGAGAGAGACCTGGCTGATCCCGGCCCCCTCGCGGGTTTCGCGAATACGGTTCATTTAACTGGCTCCCTGTGAGTCATTGCCCACAGGATAAACACGCATCGTGATTATCGCAAACACAATTAGTGAAAGGGAAACATTTCAAAGCGTGATTAAAATCCCGAGCATGAACACTCTCGGCGAACGCATCGCGCACTACCGCAAGCTCAAGGGACTCTCTCAGGCCAAGCTGGCGAAAGCTTGCGGTTGGGGCTCCCAGTCTCGCGTGGGTAACTATGAGCTCGACATCCGCGAGCCATCGCTCGACGACCTGGAGCTAATTGCCAAAGCTCTTGAGGTTTCGGTTGGCGACCTCGTCGGATCTGCACCAGTGCAGCAGCAGAACGTCGAGATGGTCCTGCAGCCTTCCCGTTCGCCTCAGAAATACCCGGTGATTAGCTGGGTGGCTGCAGGCGAGCGCGCCGATTCGCCTGACAACTTCGTCCCGGGTGTCGCTGATGAATGGCTGACATCCACAGAGAACGCCGGCAAGGGAGGCTACTGGCTGAGGGTCAAGGGCAAGTCAATGACATCCGATACCCCTCCGAGCTTTCCCGAAAAGACGCCGATCTTGGTGCAGCCTGAAGGCTTCGACCTGGTGAGCGGGAAGTTCTACATAGCCCGGCACCAGGATGGGGAAACGACGTTCAAGCAATACATCTATGACGCCGGAAAGGAATATCTGATGCCACTGAATGTGCGCGACTTCCGGCCAGTAGAGATGGATGAGAAGTGGGAAATCATTGGGCGAGTGATCGACGCCAAGATCATCGGATTGTGACTCGTACGGCGTCACCCAGGTGATCTACGGCTGGAATGGGCAGAAATTCTGAGCCAGGTCATCTGGCGCGGCGGGGATCTATAGCGGAATCCACAAGGGAAGAGGGCATGGAAAAAGAAGATAGATTGGATGCTCTTCGTAATAGGAATCCAATCACCACGATTACTGCGGATGAGTTCGTAAGGTTCCTGAGTTTCAAGGCATCCGACACAAAATGTGAATCATGCGGTTCGTCCTCATTCAGAACCATTAACGACCTGGCGGATGAGACCAATGCGGCGATTTTCCAGGCCCCCGTAGGCATGCACACCGAAGAGCGCATTGGTTTTATTTCTACGCTGGCTATCATGTGTGAGAACTGCGGACTAATCAGGCACCATGCTTACCGCAAGGTGCAGCATTGGCTCAATGAGAACCCTATCGAGTCATCTACCCATGGAAGCGATGCAGATGGCCGGTAAGGCTGACTTCAATCCTCATGGCAATGGCGAGAACGTAGTATCCTTCCGAAGAGACGGTAAAGGCGGCAATGGCACCGGAGGTGATGGCATGGATACTCGGATCATCAACCTGGAACGAGATATGACCGACGTTAAGGTGGCGATCGGCAAGGTTGAGACTCGTCTGGAGAACATCGAGAAGAACATGGTCACCAAGGGCCAGTTCGCAATATGGTCACTTACCGCCATCCTCATTGTCGGCGGCTCCTTCACTGGTGCCATCTGGTGGGTTGTCCAGCAATACCTAGCTCCAATACTGGCAGCCATAGGAAAGCTTCCCTCGTAATCCAAGCCCCGCACCCGCGGGGCTTTTCGTTTCTGACCATTGACCGCCCTATCCGTTTTGGTAAATTTCCACTGCCCTGGAGCTGGGAAGACAGCAGCTGCCAGGACAAGGCCGCGCCATCGAGTGCGGCCTTTTCGTTTCCGGCCTAAGCTGAGTTCTCCGCCCTGGAGGTTCCCATGGCCGACTCCTCTCTTCCCGCCCTGCTCTACCGCCTCAACCTGAACATCAACGCCATCGGCTCAGCTGTCGAAGAGCTGGCGATCTGGGTTGAGCAACGAGTCTCAACCGAGACCTCGGACGCCGTGAAGCTCCATCTGGAGACGCTGATCGAGAACGCGGACTTCATTTCGGAGGCGCTGGTGGGGCTGGCCGTCCAGGAAGTTGGGCCAGAACCTGGCTGACGACTGCCGTGCCCCGGCGCTGAACTCGTTCCAGCGCCGCCCCTTCCCGCCTGATACGAATCCTGAGGACACTTGGCGCGGTCCACGTCTGCGTGATGGCTACGGGCCAGGATGATAGGATGCCGGTTTCACCTCAAGGAGAGAGTCATGCGACACGTCATAACCGCCTTTTTAGTATCCGCGTCCCTACTTACTGGATGCGCTCCAGTTCAGTCGCCTTCCTCGCAATACGCCGCTGCTCCCGCCAAGCAAGAGCCTCATATCTTCAAGCCTCATCCGTACACTTACGATAAGGATTCCCCTGCAGCATTGAACTTTTCCAGCCAGTTGGAGATGCCGGCATTCCAGTGCGATCTTGAGGCCTCCCTTGGGAGGGACGCCGTTCGCTATGGGCTTAAATCACTGGAAGCTGAATATGGAAACTCTTTCATTGAATGTGTCAAATTCGCCAAATCACAAGGTGATGAGGCCGTAGCAAGGCTAAAAAGCGCCAAGGTGCCGCCAAAGCAACTGGCTCTGAGTAAAGACCTATATGCCAAATGGTCTGCCTATCTCTCCTCCATGAGCCCGTACCGTATGCCTGATCCCCGCGCAAAGGCAGAATATCAAGCAGCAAAACAGGCCTTGGCGGCAGAAGTTCAATTCTCCAACTGATCAGCCGCCCGAACGGAAGCCCGCCTGGCGCGGGCTTTCTTCTTTCTACTCACCAAGCACTCTCGTCCACCTGCCATCGGATGGTGACGGCGCCCTCCTCGCCTTCCTCGATCTCCAGCCCATCGTTTGAGCGCAGTTCTTCCAGCAGTCGCTCCCAGTCTTCCTGTGCCTCCTCTTCCAGCTTGCGGATCGTCACCGCTCGCGCCCGCTGCACTGGCGGCGAGCTGATCAGCCGCTGAAGCCTCGCCACCAGAAGACCGTACCCGGACGGTTGCTTTTCCTGCTTACGCGCTGCCTTCGCCATGCTGAACCTCCATTCATTTACTGGTTATTCATACAGTATTTGAGGATTCGCCGATTCGCAAGCTCCAGCCTAGCGCGGGATTTTCATGCCCGAAGAAAAATAAATCACGATATGTGTTTGACAGAATAAACACGTTGCGTGATTATTTGATCACACCAACGCAATCCACCGCGCTGGCAAGGCAGAGATGCCTCGGCGAAGCCGGAACGCTCTTTAACAAACGAGATCGCCTAGCTGGCAGATGCATAGCCAGCGGACCTACCGCGCAACGGTAGGCGGCAGCGGACAACATTCCGTGCCGGGCACAGGCCACTCAAGCGAGATTGAGGCCAGTAACGATGAACAGCCGCCAGAGGCACGCTCCCGGGCAATCGTGAAGACCTCGCGGGTAAGCGACCGCAGCCTGTGCAAGAAGGAAGAGATTACCGGCCCACTGAGCGTGGGCCGGACGCTCTCCAGATCGTCTTTCCGAGGATGTTCTGGAGAGCGCTATCTGCGGCGACCGCTACCTGGTGCGCCGCCTCTGACGATCGAAATCGAAGTGAATTTTGTGTCCCGATCACGACCTCCAGGGACATAGGTTTGGTCAATGTCCTTGGCGCAGGCCTTACACATGGTCGGAGGATTCACCCAATCGACGTGAATCTTGAATTGTGACTTGCAGCGCCAGCACTCGCGCGATTTCCACTTCGCATAGGCCTCCTGCTCCCTGAGTTCCGCCATTGCGGCTCGCTCTGCGGCCTTCTGCTTGCTCTCTACTCGCTTCTTATCCTGTTGCGCCAGGTTGCGGTTGATCTCAGATAAGCGCTTCAGATGCTCTACCGAGTTCATGCGAACAGGGCGGTCAGGCTTGGCAAGTTCGCCTAGCACAGCCTTTGCCAGTTTCCGTCCGAGGCTCTCCTCATCACGGGGCGCAGTCCACACGTTAGATGGAGGTTGATTGGATCGCTTTTTCCGAGACTTTTCTCGCTTGGCCCGCTTCTCCATACGCTTCTTCTTGAGAAGTAACTCAGCAGCTTCGCGCTCGGCCGCCTTGTTAATGGCTCGGAATTCTCTACGCAGTTCCCTAGTTACACGGTCGATGACCGGCTCGGGTTGCGGCTCAACAACGTCTTCATCCATGGCATCAAATCCGTTGATTTCCCATGTTACGGAGATTCGCGCCATGGACTGAAAAACGCAACACCAGACGCACCACCCGCGGGTTGTAGAAGCCCAGTTAGGCGAACGCGGGGCAACACCGATTTCACTGGCTGGCCCTCCACCGAGGGCCAGACGGGAAGTCAACGAACACAGCCCGGGAGGGCATAGCAATGGAACAGAAGCCGCAGAACGTCTGGGCAGTCATCAACATCTGGACCAACGAAGTTCTTGCAGAGTCGACTCATTACCAAGCTGCCGCAGCGGTAGAGAGCGGCTACGCAGAGCGCTGGTACGCCGAACATGTAGGTCCGCTTCTCCACACCTACTGGGGTGGTCATTGGCAGAAGTGCGTGAAGCTTCCGTTCTCCGTGTGCCGCATCGACGCGCTTAGCAGGTTCTACCCAGGCATAAAACGCTTGGCGGCCATTAGCCATTGAAAGCTTTCAAGAAGTGGCTGTTCGCAGACATCTACAGCCCGTTCTTCATGGCATGGGCTCTCTTGTTTTTCACTGTGTTCAGCGCGAACGGCTGGAAAGGCTTCGCGCTTTTCGCTGTGTCTATGGCGATCGGCTTGCTAATCGATGCCATCGGAAAGCGCTGATCCACACCGATGCCCTTCGGGGCATCGATCACCTAGGAGCCAAGGGGGCGCGGACCGGCC